ACTGTAGTGCTTGTCATACTCCTCTGCCAATGCCTTGGCTTGCTCCTGCTCCATCTCCACACGGAAGTCACCACTTGTCGGAAGTGGTACAAAACTCATTCGCCATGAGAACTTACCCTGTAACACGTGAGCAGGTGGATAGTTATCTGGGTGATACAAATCACCAAGTAGTGTTTGAGCATTGACCACGGCATCTTCATAGATATCAAAGAACTTGTTAACTAGGTTGTAGAACTCTTGCTCTAGTGTAGTCATCTGTTTCTTGTACTTGAAGAACGTAGATGTTGGTAACAATCGCATACCCATATCTGACCAAGGTATAGTCATGTTGTAATGTGTGTTACGTGCATTACCTACGAACTGTTGGATAGCTTTCAACTCTGGGCAATTACCAAGCAACTTCTTGTGAACATTCGCCACGTTGGGGTCGGCTCTCTTTACCAACTCCAACTCTTCTGATGCTTGCTTGTCTTGCTTTCGACCCGTCCAGACAGATGCGTTGTACTCTACCAACATAGCTGAACTCGTTATGCTAGGTGCTGATGTTTCGATTTTGTTTTCCATTTTATTATCCTCCAAAGATTGCCCAAATTAGTATGCCAAAACCTAGCATACCGATGAATAGAGCCATAAGGCTCACGAACTCGGCAAACATTGCCAAGAACGTATTCTCAATATCGTCGATTGATTTACCGTTGAGACGCATACCGAAAAATCTATCAGACCTCTTACTCTCCTTGTCTAGGTCTGGCATTAATGGGTCACTCTCCACAAGTCTCTCTAACGCTCGTCTAACATTAGGGGACGCTTTTTCGTCTTCGTCGTGAAAGAAAATACCCTCTCCGTTGTCGAACTGGATAATCCTATCGTCTTGCTCGACTGTCTTACGCCAGTCCTCTGTTGGCGTGGTGTTATTCAAATGCTTTCGCAGTTCTTCCTGCCATATTGTTGATTTCTTATCTGTCATATCTTTCTCCTTAGTTGCTTGTTTTGTTGTTGATGCCAACAAGGTCACCCTTACGAGTTACCACGACGTAGTTGGACTTGTGTACTGGCGCAATACAATACTTCACTTCACGTGCTATCGACTCACCACATGATAAGCAAACGTTGTAGCCAAGAGCTGCCCGTCGAGGGTCGAACTCGTCACCACAGTTTTCACATGGTATGCTTAGTGAATCACTAACCCACTTGCCAGTGTCGGGGTCGATGAACTTGTAGAACTTACTGGTCATAATTTGTATCCTTCTAAAAATTTACTCTTTTCTGATTATGTCTTATTATAGCATATATACCCTAACTTGTCAAGAAATAGCTAGATTTTACTTTTGGTATTATCAGATTGATTTATACGTTACTTACTAAGCTACGGTGTAATGTACTGTAATGTACTTGAATGTTCTGTAGTGTATGTCTGTAAGTATTTGATATTATTACAATGTTCTAATGTTCTCTTTTTTGGGGGATTGTGAAGGGGGGACGGAACGTCTGTAAGAGGGCGAACATTACATACGCAAAGGTCGGTCGAGAGAATGTTATCGCTCAATTTTTAAAAAATAGAACATTATATATATATATATATAATAGGTTAGTTACTCACTAACCATATGCTATCAGATGTCACCAGATGTCACCAGATGTCACAAAAATATAATGTACGTTTTCCCTTAAAAAAAAGCGAACATTGCGGAACATTGCAAAGATAAAAACGAACATTGTCCCTAGGCTCGACGCTACATAGAAAACTGGTCTCAACAGGTTAGGCTATAAGTGCTTTATGCTCCAGCAGAGATGGGAAACTGGCATCTATCTAACTGGTTTCATATAACTGGCATCAAAAATTTGGGCACAAAAAAAGCCACCTAAGTTTCCCTAGGTGGCTTAGTGATTGACTAACCTACTTGATTGTTGGAATCGATAGTCTTTGTTTCATTGTCTCTCTTGCCATTGTTAATTGCTTAACAATATTATCGACATTTGAAAACGTAGTGTCTTTTCTATTTTTGATTTTGTTAATCATATTCCCTAACTGCTTAACTTGATTATCCTCGAAAGTAAGGTTAGGGGTAGGAGTTGTTTCTGTTCTTAACCAACCAACCAACTTTTTTCTTACTGTAGTTTGTTGCTTGTTCCAGTAGTCGAACACCCCTTTATCTTCATTAGATAGTTGAGATTTCCTTTCATCACTTGTCATGCAGTAAATGGTGTGCACTTTATCTCCCATGCTTTGAAACATCATATCCTTAATGAACAATGCTTGTTCCACATTAGCAGTGCAATTCTCATTGCTTACTTCAAGTTTGGTAATATCGAAATGCTGTGGATTCTCAACTGTCACTAACTTGCCGTCAGCTGTTCTAGTTTTGAACTTAGGCTCAAAAGCATCAGACTGTTTAAATCCTAACTTCTTAACAAGTGTTTCTTTAACAAACTGTTTTCCAGTCTCGAAGGCTCTATCGCTTTCCTCTTTAAGCTTATCGCCTTTCAAGATGTATGTACAAGCTTCAATAAGAGCTGTGCTTGTAGTGTCATTGATTTGAAAAGAGTTTGTTTTAATTATGTTTGTTTGCTTGTTCATGATTATATCCTTTATTAAACAAGTTAAGTTAACAGGTTAGTGAAACACTAACCTAATCAAGAAGGCTTATTCCTTGTCTTGATGAACTCATTATAACTAGTTATCACGTTATGTCACAAACTACCCCCATACCCTACCCCATACCACCCTTTTACAAAAGATTGCATCTAGCTGTATATATTACTATTTCACACAAATAAATCACGTTTCTCCGAGTTTGACCCCCCACCCCCCCTCTATATAGGAACACCCCCCTATAGGAGTCCCAAACCACTTTACAAAAAAATTTTTTTCGTTATATAATTCGTTACGGTGAACAACCTGCGAGACAAAATGACGATTGTAATAGAACCAGAGTTGAACGTACCCATGAAAAAGGGTAAATCTTCGGCTGATCTAAAGGCACGTGTAGGAGCAGCCGCGAACACAGCGAAGGAGTTGGGAGAGCATGGCATCGACCTTGAACCCACCAAAGAAGATAAAGATACAGCCGCAAGGTTATCCGTTGCTTACGCTGATGATCCTGAAGATGTGTCGAAACAAGCTACCGAACAGAAAATGTCAACGCTAACACCCGCCTCTCTTGTCCTGACAGACAGTATTTTGAAGCAGTTTGGTCGTTCTGTGGTCGAAAGTGCAGTACAGATACGACATTTGGTGACAAATAAGCTGATAGAAGAGACTGAAAACCCTGATCCAAGGGTACGTATACGTGCTTTAGAGCTTTTAGGTAAGATTTCGGACGTAGGATTGTTCGCTGAGAAGTCAGAAGTCACCATAACACACCAGTCTACGGACGATTTACGTGAAAGATTACGTTCAAAGCTCACAAAATTGGTAAATCCAGTTGAAGATGCGGCTGTAATTGATGGTGAACCCATAGATGTGGATAAAGAATTAGGTTTGGACGGTGAAAACGGGGAAAACGGTGGATAAACACTCTTTTGACTTCTCTGAGGACGAAATCCAGGTCATGTTAGACAATTTAGACCACTATACACCCGAAGAAGTGGCTGAAATAGATAGAATGGTCGATGAGTTGGCTACTAGACAGCACAATCAGGCAGCTTATGATGATTTGATAGAGTTTTGTAAGCATATGCAGCCCGATTACATAGTGGGGAAACATCATAGGATGCTCGCGAACATGCTCATGGACATAGAGCAGGGTCAAAAGGACAGGATCTGTGTTAATATTCCTCCAAGACACGGAAAGTCCCAGCTTGTTTCTATTATGTTTCCCGCTTGGTTTCTTGGGCGCAACCCGAACAAGAAAGTTATGATGGTATCGCACACCACAGACTTAGCGGTGGACTTTGGACGTAAAGTGCGTAACTTAATCGCTACAGAAACGTATCAAGATATCTTTCCGACGGTGGCTCTGGCTGTAGACTCTAAGTCGGCAGGACGTTGGAATACAAATTCAGGAGGTGAATATTATGCGTGTGGTATTGGTTCTTCTATTGCTGGGCGTGGTGCTGACCTCTTGCTCGTTGATGATCCCCATTCCGAGCAGGATGTTATAAACGGGAACTTTGAGGTCTTTGAGAAAGCGTACGACTGGTTTACGTTCGGTGCGCGAACACGTCTAATGCCTGGAGGTCGGGTAGCTATTATACAGACACGCTGGCATATGGACGACCTGACAGGGCGTGTTACCAAGGATATGGCAAACAACGAGAGGTCTGACCAGTACGAGATCGTGGAGTTTCCCGCCATACTGGATATAGAGGATGAAGAGACGAAAGAACTTACACAGAAACCTCTCTGGCCTGAGTTCTTTGACATGGAAGCACTACTCAGAACGAAAGCATCTATGCCTGTGTTCCAGTGGAACGCTCAGTATCAGCAGGAACCGACAGCAGAAGAGGCTGCTCTGGTCAAACGTGAGTGGTGGCAGATGTGGAAGAAGGAAGATCCTCCTCTGTGTGAGTATGTCATAATGTCTTTGGATGCCGCAGCAGAGACACATAATCGCGCGGACTACACAGGTTTGACGACGTGGGGTGTGTTTTTGAATGAAGAGGTGGACAACTATAACATTATATTGTTAAATAGCATAAAACGACGGTTGGAGTTTCCCGAACTCAAAGAGTTGGCTATGGACGAATACAAAGAATGGGAGCCTGACTCGTTCATCGTGGAGAAAAAGAGTGCAGGAACTGCTCTGTACCAAGAAATGAGGAGAATGGGTATACCTATACAGGAATACACGCCACACAGGGGATCTGGTGACAAGCTAGCTAGACTTAACTCCGTTACGGATATTGTGTCATCAGGTCTGTGTTGGGTTCCCGAAACACGATGGGCAGAGGAGCTAATCGAGGAGATAGCAGGGTTTCCGTTTATGAGCCATGATGACTTGGTGGACTCTACCGTCATGGCGTTGATGAGATTTAGACAGGGTGGGTTTATCAGGCTACCAAGTGATGAACCTGCAGAAGTCGTTTACTTTAAACATAGGAGAGGCGGGTACTACTGATGGCTGTAGAAAAAGGACTGTTTCAAGCCCCGAAGGGTGTAGACGAGGAAGATACAGAACAACTGGAGATAGAGATCGTAAACCCTGATATGGTCACATTAGACGATGGTAGTATGGAAGTTACCATAATGCCTGGAGCTGAAGACATTGGCACGGGGGCATTTGATGAGAACCTTGCAGAGAATATGAAAGATGATGAGTTATCCATAGTGGCTGATGAACTATTAGGTAATATAGACTCTGACTTGGATAGCCGTAAGGAGTGGGCAGATACATTTGTTAAGGGTCTTGACGTGTTAGGGTTTAAGTATGAAGAGCGAACAGAGCCGTGGGAAGGAGCCTGTGGTGTGTATTCTTCTGTATTGGCTGAAGCCGCTATTCGATTTCAAGCAGAGACTATGAGCGAGACATTTCCCGCGCAAGGGCCAGTAAAGACTAAGATGTTAGGTCAGGAGACTAAAGACAAAAAAGAAGCTTCTGATCGTGTAAAAGCCGACATGAACTATGAGCTTACTGAGAATATGGTAGAATACCGATCAGAGCATGAGCGTTTGCTCTATAACCTTGGTCTGGCAGGATCTGGGTTCAAGAAGGTATACTATGACCCGAACATGGGGCGGCAGGTAGCTGTGTTCGTACCCGCAGAAGATGTGATTGTACCTTATGGCGCATCGCATATAGAGACAGCGGAACGTGTGACACATGTCATGCGAAAGACAAAGAATGAGTTAAAGAAGCTACAGGCTAGCGGGTTCTACGTAGATGTAGACCTTGGTGAGCCGCAGGCATACCACAGTGACATAGAGGAGCGTAAAGCAGAAGAGGGGGGATACTCTCTCACAAACGACAACCGATACAGCATATACGAGGTACACGCAGACATAGTTATAGATGGCGTTGATGATTCTGATGAAGGCATAGCCAAGCCGTATATAGTATCTATAGAACGTGGTTCGTACCAAGTATTATCCATACGACGTAACTGGAACCCTGATGATACTCTGATGTTAAAAAGACAACACTTTGTGCATTATGTATATACTTCTGGCTTCGGGTTTTACGGTCTTGGACTGATACATATTATTGGTGGATACGCACGAGCAGGTACATCAATCATACGTCAGCTTGTAGACGCAGGCACATTGGCGAACCTCCCAGGAGGACTAAAAGCTAGAGGGTTGCGTATCAAAGGAGATGATACTCCCATAGAACCTGGGTCTTTCCGAGACGTAGACGTACCATCGGGTAGTATACGTGACAACATTATGCCCCTGCCCTACAAAGAACCTAGCCAAGTGTTATTGGCTTTGTTGAAAGATATAACTAACGAAGGTCGTCGATTAGGGGCTATAAGCGATATGAACATATCGGACATGTCTGCCAATGCTCCTGTAGGTACGACCCTTGCCTTGTTAGAAAGAACACTAAAACCTATGGCAGCTGTGCAGGCTCGTGTGCATTATGCCATGAAACAAGAGTTTAAATTATTAAAACGATTAATGGCTGAGTACGCCCCTTTAGAGTATGATTACCAACCTGAAAGAGGTGAGGTATCAGCACGACAGGCGGACTATGCCATGACTGATGTCATCCCTGTATCAGACCCGAACAGCTCCACGATGGCACAAAGGGTGGTGCAGCACCAAGCTGTGTTTCAAATGGCACAGGCTGCACCACAGATATACGACTTACCTCAGTTACATAGGCAGATGATAGAAGTCCTTGGGGTAAAGAACGCTGAAAAGATAGTTCCTATAAAAGACGACATGAAACCGACAGATCCTATCAGCGAAAATATGGCAGCTCTACAAGGCAAACCAATGCGAGCGTTTATATATCAGGATCAAGACGCACATATCGAAACACATATGGCGTTTATGCAAGATCCTATGATCGCGCAGATGATAGGGCAGAACCCCCAAGCAAAGCAGATAATGGCTTCTTTACAGGCACACATAGCTGAACATCTTGGGTTTAAGTATCGAAAAGATATAGAGGAGCGACTTGGTGTTGAACTACCCACGCCAAACGAAGAATTGCCAGAAGAAGTGGAGGTTAACTTGTCAAGATTAGTAGCACAAGCAGGTAAAGAACTAACACAGTCTCACATGCAACAGGCTGCACAGAAACAAGCACAGCAGAAAGCACAAGACCCCGTAGTGCAGATGCAGCAAGCAGAAATTCAAATCAAGGCGCAGGAAGTACAGCGTAAGGCTGAGAAAGATAAAGCCGATGTAGCCCTGCAACAGGCTGAACAAGAGCGAAAGGCAAAGAAGGATAAAGCCGACGCTATGTTAGAAGCCGCTAAACTACAGAAAGGTAATTAATGGCTAAAACCGTCTATGACGTGCTAATTGACAAAATCGAGGAAGAAATGACCTCTGCACAGAATTTCCTAAACGCAGGATCGGCAAAAGACTATCCGAACTATAGGGAGATCGTTGGACTGATACGAGGTCTAAAGTCCAGCGTACTACACATAAAAGACCTTG